GTTTATCTATCATATAATTATCGGCTCTGGTGTATATAACCCGTTAATTTCTTTGACCTTTAAATCATATAAATCGTTCTTATAGATTTCCAAGTTGAGCTTTCTTCCGAACGCCGTATCAGGAAAGAAGCTTTCAAACCTAGATCCATACGAAGATAAGTCACACGTAAGTGACCCACTAGCATTCTCTGTATTCCACTTCACAAGCATATTACCAGTATCACCCGTATGGTATACCAGTATCTTCTTGAATATCTTATCTGCGAAGGCATCATCAAAGTGTCTATACCCAGTTCTGTATATGAACTCTACAGAACTCTCAGCGTACGAAACACCTCTTGCATAATTAAACTGTATGGCATACCCTCCCGTAAAGTATACCGTTGGATTATCCGCTGTGCTATCGGCGCATATAAAAGCCACGAGATACTGTATCCATTCAGCAGCAGTTGAACCTATAGCACTCCCATTCGGATCACTTAATACTGTAGACGACCATTTCTTAAACGTTACAGCTGTACCATTAGAAGTAAATGTTACAACCGCTCCTCCAGACGTGTACGATACCTGAAAGTCTGCTCCAGATACGCCTACAACGTAATACACCCTAGTTTTAACTAATCCAGCAGGCATCACAGTCGCATCTATAGTTATACGATTAGTGTTGGATAATCCATGACCTATCAAAGTAAACTTCTCAGTAGTATGGTCTACGGTAGTTATAGCCGTGCCATCTTCAACGCTAGACTGAGTGGCTCCAGTTCTCGTATAAACGTTTATCTCGTCTGTCGATAGCTTATCCTCGTTCCAATACATAGAACCAAGAGTCTCGGCTGATACCTGTATCCCAGGAGATATCCACGTACCGTACTGTGTGTTGGCTGCTATAGCCGAGTTGTAATCTTTCATCTTTCCGAGTATTTTACTTACTAACCTGAACGTAACGTAACTAGCTGCCTGAGACACCGAAGCTAATTCGTATATACGGCAATCCCATGTATGGTTCCCATCTGAGTTATGGAACGATCCAGAGTTACTTACCCGTATCCTTATTCCAATAACATCAGTAACTGTCTGCGTTATGGTCGTAGAAGCAGAAGCGCTACCTATAGTAGTGTTTCCATCAGTCGCAGCTCCCCCAGAAACCGTGCCTCCTGTGAATGCTGTCCAAACTCCACCCACGTTATATTCAACGTATATGTACGCATAGTGTGCGTTATCTGTTGAGGAATTAGACTGCGAGTATACATAAGCCCTGTAGGTTACAGAAGAGATGGTTCGCGCAGCAGAGAAGTCATGCTGGGATATAACCGTTACCGTTGATCCAAATGAACCTCCACTCCCAGTAGCATAATCACCTCCAACGTGACTGTAATAAGTAGCCACGTCTCCATCTATCGTGTTCTCTCCAACACCAGTATTACCAGAAGAATACGTATGGTTTGTACTTGAAGACTGTATAGGATCAGTACTTCCAGTTGAATCATCACCAGTAGTAGCCAACAAAGAAGTTCCAGACTTAAGATACTTTCCAGTGTATGTACTTGTTACGTCTGTGAACTCATTGGCAGCTGGGTCTACTGCGGAATAATATAAGGCATAAGCGTAGTTCGCTATTCCATCCCATGCAGCAGATTCTCCTACTTTTTTAATGAACCTAAGAGCTATGGTCTGGTCTAAGTTAGTTCCTCCATCCCCAGCCAGTATAGGTAATTGCATAGAACCAGATCCAGGAGTAGCGTTTAACTGTATATAATATCCATCAGTCGAGTAATCTACCCATCCTTCAGGAGTCCCATCAGTTCCATACATAACTATAGACCCAACGGGAAACTCGTAATCAGTGCCAGCAGAATGTTTAAATATCCTAAACTTTAGGTAATTAACAGTGGACTCGGTGGTATCCGATACCGTAACCGTTCCAGTTGTTCCAACGGCAGCAGTATTGATAAGTATAAACTTATCGTTAAGAGTTGTAATCTCTGTCCAATTTGAACCTGGACTTGTTGTTGGATCATCCCACAACACGCATACGTCGCTTACAATAGCAGCTGCTGTAGTCGTAGAACCTATCTGTATGGTTGGAGATGCTTCTGTCCCTCCAACGAAAGTAGTGTTCTCAGTTCCAGCATTAGCCTGAGTCTTAGTTAAGAGCTTGTAATATATGTCAGATCGCTCTGCTTTATACACATATCCGTTTACGCTGTCGCCAATCAACACATCGCCCGTCTCGTTATCTCCAACGTTTGCGGAGATACAGTTCGCAGCTATGGTATCGTAAGACAATGTATTACGCTTAAAATCAAACCGCATTAAACGGTTATTAGATTTTGTGGCAACGGTAGAGTCAGAATACCCAGCCAATAAGATATCGTCCTGTAACCAATAACTAAACACTTGGTTATATAAACCTGGGAGGACATCGTTCGTATCAAACTCGTCTATAATATCTTCTACAGCAGATCCATTGAATCTCTTCCAATGATCCCATCCCAAGAAGACGACTCCATGCTGAGTCTGAACTACAGACCACTGCGCTGGAGTTCCAGTAAACGCTATGGGGTCTTCTGCATACCACGTTGCAGGATCAGCTCCAGAAGTAGCCGAAGTGATATAAAGCTTACGTAACGTTCTCTTCTTAAGACATAACATGACACCGAGTTGGATAGGGATACCCATAATCGTATCTCCATCATCAGCGTCGATCTCCATGTAGTCTAAGTTTGTAGTCTGTTGGATGTACCAGGGGAGGTAAGGATTGGCATAGTATATCCTATTAGGATAGTTTGGATCGCCTGTGACAAATAGTCTCTCCCTATGCAGCTGTAGTGTACTTCCTTTTGGCATATCATCTGTAACAGCTCCCATAGTAGCCCCAAGGTGGGCGTCATCTATATTGTCTGTATAAGTAGTCGTTTCATTATCAGAAATAGTCGCTACAAGTTTAAGTTCTGATCCTCCTACCGCTGTTCTAAAAATCTTTCTATTGGTTGTTCCTATTGGACCAATAGGTATGTTCGTCAAAGATACCTGAGTATAAGACGCTGTTGTAGTAACCGTATTGCTTACAGCTCCACAGATATAAGCATCTGCATCCATTGTGACCGAATAATAATAAGCTCCGTGACCAAGCTTCGACCAACGAACATCATCCACGTAAAGGATTATGTTCTTGTTCTGATCGGCGTTCATCTTGAATCCAATGGAAATAATAGCCGTCTCTGTAATAGCTGTCGTATCTATAGATACCCTTGTCCAAGTATCAGCGGTTAAAGCTCCAACATCAAAGTCTCTGGAAGAAGCTAAGCTTCCATGTTCATCCACACAAAACTTTAGAACTGTATTAGCTAAGCTCTCTGAGGATTTTATCCACATGTGTATGTAAGACGAAGCGTGAAGATCGGTAGCAGAGACAACTTCTGAACCTATGATTCCAGTTGTGAACGTATCCGTAATAGTAAACTTAGCGCAGTTCGTACCTACGTATCCAGTATCGGTAGCAGCCGTAACGTTTGCAATTACCTGTTCATTCCATGCGTCTTCGCAATCTTCGAGAACGGTTCCAGTATTAGCCGATAGGGTTGCTTTACAAGCCCCAAGCTCCCACGTCACGTTATCCGATGACCCGTCATAGCACCACATGTTGTCATATCCATTAGAGGCTATGATGATATCCTTATAAGTAAGAAAAGACGTTCTCTTACCAGTGGTAAGGTTAGTGCGTATAGCCGAGAAGGTTCCAGCTGAATCATCTCCGACATAAGCTGTGGTGTCGTGAACAGTCACAGACTTGATCGTACCACCCTTGCTATAGTACCTATAAAGCCCAAGGATGCCACCTGTTCCAAGACTAGCGCTGTTGTAGTAGGTAGTAGGCAACCGCTTGTCTACAGAGCCTGGTTGACCGTCAAATCGACAGTTCTGAGCCACCTCAACGAACTTATCGTTGAGTTCTAGGTCTTCTATCTTAGAGTTCATCCCTGGTAAAGGTTTAATCCCCCAAGGTTTAATATCAGATGTAAGAGGCATCTTAACTCCTGTATCCGCGCATTATGATATCGTCGTCTTCTTTTTCCCTATGGGCTTCAACCTTATAAGCTTGTAGCCTATTCATATATTTAGATAAGGCATCGTTAGCTTTATCTCCATATCCCCTTGTTTCATAACCCGTAGCCGTAACCCAATCAACGATAGCAAGGTGTAAAGGCTCTGGAAGGTTTGGAGTTGACGAATCATCAGATAATCCACTAAACGTTCTCGTGTAATAAGTCCTTACATAATTGCTTCCAGCATTAGTTGAAGTTGGAGCGGGATATATAATAAGTAGGTCTTCTTCTTTGGAATAATAATAATCGGTAGGAGTCCCGCTTGGAGTGTTCATCCATCCAGAGAATCTAAGATCAAAATCTTCGTAACTGCATATCGGATGAAGCTCTGTCCAAATAGATCCCTCGGTCTTATGATATAGTCTATCGATAGAAAGAAGATTAGGGTACACAGAGCTTAGCGTATATTCTTTCGTATCTAACAGAGGAGTCATATAACCATTGGTTTTAATAGCCTTTGTCTTATATGCTATATCTTCGCACGCCTCCGTGATCCAACTATTTAGTTCCGCGTCAGACCAAAAGACACCAGAAGACTCTCCAAGTTTCTTTCTTGATAGATTCCTTATCTCAAGTCTTGTCATTGGACCTCTCCGTTCTTAGAAAAATCAAACTTAGCCAGAGTGTTATTGCTTAACCTTATTGCATCAACGTCCGACTCGAACTTATCTATCTTTGCTTTCTCCACCTTCAAGTCTTTAAAATGCATGAATCTTTCAACAGCTGACATAGCCGCTTCTCTGACATCACCCTCGCACCCATCAGGAATATTCTTTAAAGTTATATCCATACTTCCTCCTAAACAGTACCGTTGTATCTACTTACAGAACCAACAGCCAATCCATTTATAACGTTAGCGCTAGCAAGAGCCAAGCCGTTAATGGTTTTGACATATATTAAAGACCCCACCTGAAAATATGCGTCATCAAAATATACGTTATTTCCATCAGCAGATATCGCTATTCCTCCACGGTTATATAATCGTTGCTTGGGTTAAAGTATATGGTATTGGGTTCTGTCGTGATAGCCCAACCCACCCGTCTAATAACATCGTCTGGTCCACTTGGCTGTGCCGCTTGTATATCACCTGCGCTTGTAGACACATACACAGGTGCTCCGAGTGCTATGGAGGCGGGGAAGGCCGCAGAACGCATAGTTCCTATAAGAAGAAGATTCGTTGCCTCTCCATTATTAGCGGCGAGTATGCAAAGAGCCAACGGAACATCTCCAGAAGTAGAAGCGGCATCAGCATCAGCAAGTAGCCACTCTCCTGCTGTCACATCCAGATAAAGTAAATCTCCGACTGCAACTGTAGCCCCTGCCGTACCCGTACAAGTAATCCCACTCCACTTCTCATCCGCTGAACCAGCGGGATCGAGCTGTATCGCCGTGTTCTCTGTGAGCTGGATATCTCCGAGCATGGATAACGCGCCAGAACCGACGAGCTTTGGGTTACAGACAAAGTTCGTACCATCGTAATAGAGAGAAGCGTCTGTCCCTGTTCCAAAGGTAAGACTCTGGTTATCAGCGACTATCTTTACCGTTCCAGCTGATGTGATTCGGAGTCTCTCATCTGGAGCCGTTTCTGTTACTACGTCCCTAGTTCCAAATATTAAATCACCCTTGGTGTAAGTAGCTCTACTCGTTTCGACAAATCCCATATAAGCAGGGACGTTGGTTCGATTATAACTATACCCAAAAGTCATAATCATTAGACTTCCAACCTCGTCATCACCCAATCCCAAGTGAAGCATCGAATTGGCTAGTGTTACGGAAGTAACATCTGCGGGTTTATATATTTGCACTCCACCACGATTTACCAATTTTCCGCTTCCAACAGCGTCTGTTACCAAACAACAATTAGTTCCGTTGTAGTAAAACTCTACGTCATTGGCAGTTCCAAGGTAATATTTAATGTTATCCGCTGCCTTAAAAGACGCGCTTGCTGTGATCGTAGTTCCAACTATCGTTGTAGGAGTTGTAGCCCCTACAGTCCCGTTGATGTTGATAGAGGCTGTGCCTGTGAGATTGGTTACGGTTCCGCTGGCAGGTGTACCCAAAGCTCCACCTGAATACAGGATCGTAGCATCTGCATCTGGAACCGTATAAGCCCTAGTCTGTCCAGCACCCATACCTGTAAGAGTGGCAAGACCTGTTGTTGCTGGAGACTTTAAACTCCCAGCGCTTCCAGTGGTATTCTGATTTAAGGTAGGGAAGGTACAGTTTGTAAGAGTTCCACTTGAAGGAGTCCCTAGGGCTCCACCACTCGTAATATACGATCCAATAGGCTGATACGTGGCAGCAGCACTTATAATGGTAAGAAACGTGTACATCGTAGAGTCTATGGTGTCAAAGTTGGCTGATACATCAGACCCCCAACCAGTATCACCTATAGCGTACTTAGCTAATGAATAGTTCGTCGTTAAGGTTTTTGCCATAAATATGTCCCACAGAACGGGCATCCACCCGTTACTCCTACGTTAACAACAGTCTTTACTCCCCCCCAATCCGATGATCCCCAATAAGCTTTCCCCCAACCAACATTAACAGTTTCGGTAGAAGAATAATCATGTCCTTCTCCAGCCTTACTTCTATCCCTATAAGATCTATCCCTGTCAGCGTTGCATATAAATCCACACTTGGAGCATCTGGCTCCCTGGTTTCCACGTGGAACCTTCCTATCGGCATGTCGCCCTTTATATATAGACTCATCGATATATCTAGGTTTTCTTCCTAGCCCGTGCATGCTCATCTGTACGTATAAGCTCCGCATAAAGGACAACCGCTACTAACAACAGGGTCCATAGCATCTGTGTTTACTGGAGAAAGAGCGGTAGATGTAACTCCAGTTCCAGCCTTACCTCTAAGGGCAGCATCCCTATCCTTATGGCATACGAAACCACACTGCCTACAACGAACATATCTGGAGTCTTTTAAACTTACATGCTCAGCGTTTCTTCCAGACTCAACGCTCTTTGAGTGCATAGGGAATCTTTCTTTAGGTTTATGCCACTCCCTAAACATACTACCTCCTGAACCTTTCAACGCTACCAGCACCAGAGTCTTGAGGTTCCAGCCTTCTCATAACCTGCTTATATTCATAAGCGAGTTTGCCGTTTCGTTTCTCCCAATCTAGATTTTTCACAGGAGCATGCGGGTGCCTTCTAAGATCGTGCATCTCTTCTCTCGTTGGCATACCTTCGCTCATTATAGATTCCAGTTCTTTAGCCCTAGCCGCTAGTTTATCTTTATCCTTGCCCCTTATCGTAGGAGCCGTTCCTTTAGCTGCAAGAGCCTCAAGGCTTCGAGTTTGCTTCTCAAGAGCTGCCTTATCCATAGACGATCCTTTTGAACCAGCTCCGTATTGCTCTCTCTCTATCTCCCTAAGCATACTCCTGTTCATCTGAGCGTCTTCTTTTAATGACTTTAGTTCGCTTTGAGACATTACATATTGCTGTTTAGCCATCTTATCCCCCTATGTGCTTATACAGTCTTGTTACAAAATCCACTATAGCAGCGATTGCTCCTGCCATAGCGATTGGAATGACTACCCAGTAATGCTGACGAACTGATCTTATAAACTGCGTATTCTGTTCAACCATCCAGTACAGCCCTTTGGTTACGTCGCCGTTTCCGAATATGGCTTTATGGACTTCTTCTGTCCTCTTAACACGAGCATCATGCTCAGGGCAGAACTTCATACTCCTGCGCTCCTTTCCATCCCATTCGCTCACGACGAGTTCTCCAGTGACCAGCATTCGTACGCAGTCATACCTTCGCTATACGGTTTCGACTGTGGTTGTTTTTGCCTCTTCTTTTCTTTTAATAATCTCTCCTTCGAGGACTTGGATGTTTCTTTCCGCTTGCACTTTGATCGTGTATTGGTCATAAGCCATAGCCTTCAGCTGCTCAACGCTCAGTTTGCTCAAGTCCATTAACAGCCTCCATCTGGTTCGCCACTTTAATCGCCCGTATATCCTGATTGCACTTTGTTACTTTCGCTTCGTCTACTTTTAAATCCCGTAGACGCAGGAAGCGTTCAATGGCAGTCATAGCCATACGTTTTACATCTGCTTCTGCACCTTCGGGTACGTCCTTAATCGTTACGTCTGCCATGTTTTCTCCTATTTAGTTCCTACTGAACGACTTCCTATTGTGTCTATCGGGTAATGAACACCGCAAGTAATCATCAACGCATCCCCGCCGTATTCATCTGCGGTTGCATCCACCCGTGTAAGTATAAAACAGAACTGGTCGCCTATCTTGATATTTCCACCATCGTATCCACCCGTAGTGCCTTCAATGATTGCAAAATCGTTTCTGACACATTGGTACTGTGCCGTGATTGCTGCATCGGGAGAATCAACCGTAGTAGGAGCATTAATAGTCTGACCGTCCCGTGTTATGGTATATTTCAATCTCCATTGAACATTATCTGTCCCACCAGCAGGAGCAGCAATCCCTTGCCAGTGAACGTGAAAAGTCAAGTCTCCACCTTCTTGATAGTCGTGTTGGATTTCAAACTGACCAGAGATGCTTTCGTTCAGAGCGAATGCGTAAGTTTCAATTCCAGTATCATTTCCCGCTTCGTCTTTAAATTGTACAATATCTGGATACCCTGAAGTTGGTTTCCATACAGCAGCAGCACCAAGATTAATATCCTTATATACTGGAACCTCAAGAACTATAGTCTTTGCTGTTCCGCAATCCACCACGAGGTCACTCGGAGCAACAAGGTCAGTGTCTATATTTTGATTGGTTCCGTCATAATATATCGAGGAGTCAACTCCTGTTCCAAACTTTATTGCCTCGTTATCTGGAAGAGCTATATCGTCAGAAAACTTAAAGTAATCTTCGTCCTCCATCCATTTGAATTCACCTGAGTTTGTTTCTCCAGGGAAGGACATTGTGTAGTCAACACCAGCAAGACCAGCCCCAAAGATTGCGTTAGCCGAGGTAAGCTGAAAGTCTCTTTGCCCATATCCCCAGTTGAAAGACGAGTTCGTAGCTTCGATATAGCCATATCCAAACGCAAGAGTGCTTGTGCCGTTTGCTTGCAGATAACTTCCGAGAGCAACAGCGTAATCTCCATCGGATCTGTTCGTATAACCTATACAAGTCGCATAATTGCCAAGAACTATATTTACGCTTCCTATGCCAACAGAGTAGGCACCGTATCCTCCGCCCTCGTCACCGATAGAATTGTTTGAGCCGATGCTGATTCCATAATCTGCACCTGTGAATACAACCCCATATCCAATAACAACACCATAACTACCAGTAACAGCACTCCCCGACCCAACGGCTGTTCCTGTCTCGCCATCAAGAATATTGGCTGAACCTAAAACCGTGCAATTAGTTCCAGAGACTTCATTCCCACTACCTATTGCCGTTGAGCCATAGCCAGATACGGTATTACTTACTCCGTAAATATAAGCCGATACGGCAGTAAGATTATTACCTGTTCCTATGGCACACGCGTTGTCTGCAGTTACTCTGTTATTATCCCCTATCGCATAAGCGTTAGCCGCAGTAGCCTCGCTCTGTTGACCTAATGCGAGAGCAGAACTACCTGAAGCCTTTGAATCGTTACCCATTGCAATAGAGTTAAGACCAATATTACCATCATCAAATTGTGTGCCTGTGACTGCTCCACATCTAAAGGCGGCTTTCTCTGGAATCCACATCAGGCGAGTCCCTGCTCCTGCTGTTGGAGTAGAACCAGAAGTACCAGTTAATAGAAGTGATGCACCTTGAATAATACCTGTAGCTTTCTTGAGCGAAATATTATCAATACCAAATCTACTAGTGGTAGTTGGAGTAAACACCAAGTTAGCCGTGCTTGTTGCTCTAAATGTAGTCTTATGCGTTCCATTAGCCGTAGCAGTCATTAGTGTAGAGCCACCACAGGTAACCACACATGACATAGCCGCACTTGACTTATTGACCACATCGAACTGGAGCGTATACCATTCATTTACGATAAGAGGTGTTACCATTGCCGCTGATGTTTGAGTAACTGTTTCCACTCCTGCAACCGTATGAAATACAATGCTACCTGTCCAAGCGGAGAACGCTACAGTATTATCACCTGTTCCAGATGCTTTAGTAAGGTTACCGCTCGATGGATTACCAGAACCTGTCATTACCATAAATCCAGACTTGTTTGGTGCTGTGCCTGTGATTAAGGTATATCGAGTAGTAAAGGTTATGCCATTATTTGTATAGGTAGAGTTAACTAAAGGACTGGTAGTGATGCCCGATACCGTGAATACATACCCAAGTGACCAACTCGCACCAAGCGACCAACCAGTAGAACTCTGTCCTGTGAACGCTCCATTGGTAATCTTCTCTGCACCAAGAGCTGAGGGGGTAACAATAAGATTGGATGGTAGGAGACTGTTCTCGTCGAAAGTAAGACCAGCGGAATCAATAAGAGTCTTGGTCGCTGAGTAATACGGAACCCTTGTAGCAGTACCCCAGTTAAGGATAGGAGAGGCTGTGATGGTCTGAGGCGTGGTCTGATCCAGCTTAAGATAGCGAGCGTCGTAAGTCGCATACATCAAACTTCTATGTTCGGATTCTAAGAGCCCCATATCCTGACATTACCTCCACCCGCCGTACCCTTAATATAGACTCCAGTCTTACCGCCAAGATGAACCGTAATAGACTCGTTAGATTTGAGATCACCTTCAAGCGTTGCTCCATCATAAGAAAATTGTACGGTATCTGTTGCTGAGTCATTTGTAATAGTTACCCTCGTTAAAGTCCTTCCGAAAGACTTCTCGACATAAAGATTGGTCGTAGTGTACTCGGTATAATAGGTTACTGGACCACCCGTGATCTGAACAAAGTCTGATTGAAATCCCATTAAACTTCCTTCCCACAGTTCTGGCAGGTATAGTGAGGCTTGATGACGTCTACTATCCTATCCCTGAAGATAGGCTTCTCAACGAGTATCTCCCTCTCTTTGAACTGCACCACTTCCTTAGGAACTATCTTTTCAACAACCTTAACTACAACCTTTTCTACTTCTATAATCTTATCCACGTACTTAGGAACCTCGACAATCTTATCCACGTACACGGGACGATCTACAATCACGTCCTTGAATACCACTCTGTCGGTAAGGACTTCTTTAATGACAGTCTTAAATTCAGGAACTTCGACTGTCCTCGGTACATACACAGGCTTATCCACGTTGTAGGGGACAAATACGGGGGTCGGTACCTCTATGCGCTTTTCCACCCATACAGGACGCTCTACGGTTACGTCCTTGAATACAGGAGTTTCAACCTCGCGTTGGATGACCTTCCTGATTACTTGCGTCTCTACCTGTGATGCAGCCGAATCATGTTCGAATGGCATTAGCTTCCAGCCTCCTGAAATATGATCACCAGTGTAACGACAGTAGCGGCAACGTTATTCTCGACTACTTTGTACCTTATCTTTGTCCCTAATACAGGGGTATAAACAAGCCAACGGCCAGTTGTAGATGTCTGCTGAAGAGATACCCATCCAACGGTAGCTCCTCCTGAGTTGGCTGGATCATACCAATCCTTACCATTGATAGAGCATTGCTGACTTACAGATATGTTCCCAGCCGTGCTTGTTAATAGAACAGCAACCTCTCCAGTTGACGCTGTAAAATCCATAGAGTTGCTATAAGCAGTGGCTGCCTTTCCAACGCTTACAGCGTTCATCAATGTCTCTCTACCAATGATTCTCATTTAAGTATCTCCACGATTCCATCGTCTGTATATATCGCTAACCACCTATGAGTCTTGGATGATCGATATACTGCCCTATAACCAAAGGCCTCTGCCAACTTCTTAGCGGCAATAGCCCTATCCCTACAATCAAGCCCACCTATGTTCTCCTTACCAAAGTCAGCGTATACTTTAGCCTCTATCTGCTTAGGAGTGGGTCTGTCGCTGCATCCAAGAAGAATAAGACCAAGTAATATCGCCGCTAAGTATCTCATAGGTTAAGAATCTCGGTTATACTTTTAACAGCTGCAGCACTTTTAACATCGCTGAACATTGCTACTGATTGAAGCACTCCGTCAAATTGGTCTGTCACACCACCACTCCCAACTAACCAATTAGTAGCGAACCCTTTTGACGCCCAGTTCGTATTATCAGTTCCATCAGCTACACCATCAACATAGACTGCGCTGTTCGGATTAACATTAGAAGAATCGCACGCAAGAGTAAACACATAAGACGTATTACCTTTTAAGTTCACGGTAGACATGATTGCGGCTTGACCTGTTTGAGAGTTTGGATAGGTTCTCATACCAGTGTTTGTACTACCCTTATCAATAAGTCTTGTGCCTCCAGACGAACTTGGGTCGTATAGAACGGTTCTCCATTTTCCATCGTTCGCAAAAGTGCTACAAGGAGCAATTTTAAGTACTATCGTTTCCTTATCCTGTGTTCTGTTACCAGTAGAAACATAACTTAAAACTTCATTATTCCTCGTCAACGCAGCCGTAGTCGTAGGGATGAAGGAGGTAGCGTAGGGGAGGGCTTCAAGTTGACATCCCCATATGTAAACAGCATCGGTGTTGGTTGCTATCTCAAGATAAAAAGCAGGATCTTTCCCTGCCGAATCTCCATCAGTAGTAGCCGTAACATAATGCCTGGTCCAATTCGTAGTGATAGTTTTCTCAGTCTTCCCAGTTCCATCTTCAACAGCCCCAAGATATATCTTGCCAGTGCCTGTCTTTCGTTTAAGCCAACAGGAAGCTGTGAAGGTTTGAGTATCTCCAGTAATAGCATATGCCTGAACAAATGTTCCATTAGCAGAGGTCGCAACGAGCCTTGGTGAAGTTGCCGTATTATCCAAAGAATAAGATCCAGCGTCTGCATCTTCTGCCGTTATGTTTGCCTTGGTCCAAGCAGCATTTTCTGGAACATTGGAATAGGTAGCACAATTGGTACTCGCCCTCTCCATCATCAGCCCAGGCTTATGCCATGCCCCTGTAGCGTCGTAGTACCCATCCGTCCACCGAGGTCCATTATTAGTAGTCTGCGTAATAATCGTCTTATCAGCCTGGACATACATGGCAGGATGCGTAGCATCAGTAGAGCGGGTAAACGTACCAGTACCCGATCCAACGGAGTACACAGCGTCAACAGAATGGGTGCCTGAGTAGTCAGCGAAGAACGTAAGCCCCCCATAAGAACGAAGGGCTTTAGCTTTAGCGTCTGATTTGGACGCTCCAAACTCCGTCTTCCCGAAGGCTCCTACCTTCCTGAACTTGTTTTTAACCATGACGGCTTACTCCTGAAATATCAAACGGATCGTAACGTTCGTTGTTACTCCAGCGCTTTCTACTATCTTAAACCGTATCCATCTTGCTACGACAGGATCGAACTGGACGTATCTGGTAGTAGCAGTTGTGGTAATAACCTGAACCTGACCTATAGCCGAGTTGTTCTGATCCACGCAGTCATACCAGTCACTACCGTTGGATGATGCCTGTTGGGTTACTGTGATCGTAGCCGTAGCAGCACTGTTAGTTAGAATAATCGCAGCGTATCCAGTGCAACGACTGAAGTCAACAGCACTTGAATAAACTGTACCGCTAATACCAGTGACTAAAGCGCTGGCTACTGTATTCTCTGTAAGACTATTAGTCTCTTTCATATCCCCTCCGTGTGTACGGGAGCCACCTCGCAGGATGGCCCCCAGTACAAGTTATTATTAGCCTGCGATGTCGTCAGCAGTCGGGAACACTGCACCCGATTTATCCAACGCACCAGAAGCGTAATTCTCCATATACGAAAACGGAGACGTAGACGCCGTAAACATCAGCCCACCAGTAGTATCTCTGGAGAACATAGTGTTGTTCGCTATGATCCCAGTAGACGTGCTGGATGATGTCGTCATGAACAGACCAACGGACTGATTGGTTGTCGTAGAAGTAATAACCAGATGGTTATTAAGAATACGCGCACCCAGCAGCACTAAGGCAGCCGCAATGATGAACAAGCCTACGTTGCCAGTTGACCCTTTGACGCTAACGTTATTGGCAACCAACACCTGATCGGTATTAGCCAGGAACGAGACATCAGCCAAACACGCCGCATCATATTCCCATCGATAATTGTTGATCCAGGTAAACCCATCAGCAACATTCGCAGTGGTCGAAGCACCAACCACGCAAAGGCTGAGGAAGTTCTTATCTACCGCGCTTTGGATAAACGAGCATCCATCGCAGGTAAAACCTTTACCTTCGACCACAAACACCTTCGCGCAGTCGTCAATAGCCGACTCAAACGAGATGTTCTTGATCGTCACGTTTGCAGCATTAACCGCAATCGTAGCCGTAGCAGCCGTACCCATCGTAATCTTGGCGCGTGAAGTACCAACGCCAGTACCAACGATAGTCACGTCAGCCTTAGTGATATTGATTGCCGAAGCAGAGGTCAGCGTTTCAGCATGATCCTGAAGCAACACAATCACGTCACCAGCCGTGGACGTACATTTTGCAAGTGCCTGCGTAATGGTAGCTACAGGAACGTTGGGATCGGTCCCAGTGTTCGATGAAGAACCAGTTGTGCTGGACACATAAAAATAAGACCCCGTAAACGTCGCTGGAATCTTTCCATCACTTGACCCAACAATCGGAAGACCGAAGCTCGATATTCCGTTGGGATAATTTGTTAAACCCATTTTACACCTCCTATTGGAACACCCTGGGGCGTGCGAACTTCAGTCGCCGTGTCCCAGGCTGCCAGCCCGTCTTTACGGACTCTTACCCGTTGATTGCTTTCTTAAACTCTTGGTATATCGCCTCCCTCGGAGCCTTGTCGATTGGAGCGTATCTCCCGTTAGGGAGCTGCGGCCTCTTCTCGTTTGGATTCAAGAGACTCAACATACCAAGAGCCAATTCTAATTTCCGACGTTTGACTATTGAATGCTCAATGATGTCTTTAATAAACCGCTCTGTTTGATGTTTGCGTGAGATGCGCCAATGCCAGCAAACTCCACCTATTTTTGTAGGTTTCGTCTCGTACAAAAACCCACCCCACAACGCTTGCATCTGCTCCAGAACGTTCTTATTCGCCTGAGTTACGACGATGGCGACTTGGTGGTTTTTTCCAATCACCACGCATCCCTCACCGTCAAAGAACCCAGCAGCATATTTTATGTCCATAAACACCTCCTGTTTACGAACTATGCTACATCATTTTCAAAGAACAGTCAACCACTTACTATTCAACGTTAGGATACGGCATTACCATATATCCAGGTCCAGGAGCTAAAACCGTAAGTGTAACGGTTATACACGCTCCATTTACTGATATAGGTATCGAAATCCTTATCCTTGTTGAACTCGGTAGGGATACGATCAAACCACTTCAGGTACATCTTCGCGTACTTCTCGTCGATCAAGAACCAGTTATTCGTGTCGGTCAAATAATCCCACACGACAACCTTGTACCCCAGCGACTTGATAAAGTTAATATCATTGTTCGCTGTGGTAGGTTTCTTTTCCGACTGAGTGATCTCGTAGGCGATCTGTTCCAGCTCAGGCGGGACTAAAAGCAGAGTCCCTCTAGCCGTAATTAGATTATCTTTCTCATCCACGAAGTCCCTCATCGCCAACCTTGCGGTAGCGAGTGAAGTCGCTGACAACGCTGCCGTACCCGTATTGGACTGCGTAGTAGCAGTACCAACGTAGCTATGAGCAGACGCGCAAAGAGCATACGTATCCCCGCCAGCAAACACGCTCGTGTTGAACGCGCTGTTGAATACGGAGGCACCATGCTTCTCACGAGTACGCTTAGCCGAAACAGCCAGCGCCATCGGACGCTTGTTAATGACCGAATACTGATCGTCATCCACAAGCTTCCTTTCGATCTTCATACCATTTACCCATTCACGATGGGTATACGAAACCCTATACTGACCATCGAAATCAGTATACGGAATCGTTCCCGTGAACTCGGTCATGTCACCGATCCCACCGATTGCATAATCGTACTCGACAGCCTTGGAAGATTTCTCCATGCCATACAGAGTATCGATCTGTGAATCAGGAAGAGTATACTCGTCCATGAATATCTTACGGAGTCCTGGGTCGAGTAGATACCCAAAGTTCTCGCTGATTACCAATCCCATTTCAATTCTCCTTGTTTACGATTACGTAATGACTCGCGTTCCGACCACACCACCCGTTGCCAGGAGATGTTCAGGGAAGAACAGGTCAACGTAGAATTCAGGGTCCTCGTCCTTGTAGTTATAGCCAGAATGCTTGGCGCAAACTAAAGGCTCCATCGGACGCGTCTTCGACGTGATGAAGTTCTCCAGCGGAATAGCATTACCAGCGTGAGCTGCCGTGCCATACCCAAGAGCATCTCTCCCGTTAGCGTTCAGATCGAAGCTTCCACCCGCTACGTCTGCCGTATAAGGCGCAGGCATAACAAAGAAAGTATCGACAGCGGCTAACGTGTCTTTCATGTTGTCGTCATAATCAGTAGCCGCAGTAATTGTCGCAGTCGTGCCTGAAGCACCGATCTGGAACAGGTTACCGAAACCACCAACAGACGAACCACCATCGGTGACATAAGCCCAACCGCGTTCATGATCCGTGACCATAGTCTGAGTCAGAATCTTCGGGGTTGTGGTCGTAGTGACAACCGTCGTCGGATTATAAAGCGCTTTGTAGACCATGAACGGATTGATAAGCAGTTTCCCGTACTTATCCACACCCGTCGCAACCACGCTCAAAAGCTGAGCAGCAGTCAGATCTTCCATGAGCAGCCCCATAATGTTATCGAGGATAGTCACCCTAGCAAGAACCGCGCAACCATTCGCAGCCGCAGTGCCAGTAATACCTGCCGCCATAAGGGTTCCTCTGGTCCGTGCCGTGCCCGCGTCATACACGCGCGTATCGCGAATAATCGGTTCCGCTCCCGTCAAATCATAAGACATCTTCATTGTGAATCTCCTTGGTTTTGTTTCTCCAGGGTTGCCTTAAACGTTTTGTCGGTAGCAACTCTTCGGTTGAACATATCGACAATTCCGCTAAATTTACCCTTTTTGAAAGGTGCATACGGATGAATGAGATGATCCCTGCCAGTTTCATAAGAGAACGGAAGACCGCACTTCCTACAACGATACCGCAGTCTATAAGGTCCTAAGTTCTCCACGTAACGAATGGCCTGACTATCACAAACAGGGCAGCTAAGACTGCCCCCAAATGCCCCTCGATTCATACCCTTTTGGAAGATGCCCATAGAGTCCTCTACTTAATGAACTTCATGTACTCTACCTCTGAAATTCCCATAGCAGCAGCAGCTGTACGTTGTTCATCTGAAAGCGACTTGCCCTGAGTGGCTCCTCCACCAGAACTACCGCCTGCGGTCATAGTTGTGAACTCAGCACTGGTCATCTTCTTTAATCTCGCTTCAACCTCGGACTTGATAATGTCTTCAGTCTTCTGTCCCTTGACCATATAGTAAGCGGCGTCAACAACACCAGGCTTGTTTCTCTGCTCAACAGGGATACCCCTAAGATAACGTCTGACTTCTCCTTGGTAAGAACCAAAGTCATTGTATCTCCTAGAAGCACCTTCCAGCTGTGCATCAACCTCTGCCTCTACCCGATCCCGCCAATTAATAGCCATCATCAATTCTGCTTGCATGGCTTTGCGAGGGTCTTCTCGCCATAACTCATCAAGCTCAGCCCTATTATCTCTAGGTGCTGGAGCTTCAAAATTGGTAGCGGGAGCGGGTTGGTGTTGTGGGCCACTTGCTAAAGAAGCGACAGTAGCTTTCAACGCTTCAAGTTCCGCTTGAAGTGCCTGTCTCGATTCCCGTTCTTTTAACAGTTCAGGAAGCGGTACAGTATGCCCAGCATTCGTTGCTGGTGACGAAGCACTGTTATTAGGAGAAGTGGCTCCTGCCCCTGCCGAAGGGCTCGGTACGGCATTCGGATCTGTCATTGCTGACTCCTTGTTATCGCACTGATACGCCAGTACGCAGCGAAGCGGGCGTTAGCCCGAAACTTATCCATTCAAACCTTTCCTTGCACCTGAATTATAAAGATTGTCTATGTAAGACATCTCAGCATCTATAGCTGGCTGCTCTCTTGAATACCAAGGAGCCTTACCAATAAAACCCTTATTTCCACGTGGATCATTATTTAGTCTAGGGTCATACCAGTGGGCCATCTCATGTTCCATGATACCTTTTATAGCTCTAGGAGAATCAGGCATAGTGTTGAGAGGCTGTCTTTTAGAAGTATCGGTTGAGAACAAGTTAGCATCAATATCTCCAGATTGAAACGGATCAGAAGCCCAGTTCACGGCTTGAGTTCCATAATCAAACTTATCACCAAATAAACCAACAGGCTTATCACTTGGTTTTCTATAAAGATCAAACGCATCAAAAGAGTTTACGTAATTTGCTATCTTCTTTGCTGGCATCATATACTGAGGCAAAGCATAGTCCTTAGATATGGTATCGAACAATCCAGTATTTTCACTGTTTGATTCCAGCCACTGCTGTTTAAGATTGTTATATTTTAAACCAGTAGACTTCCACCAAGGGTTCTCTCTATCATGGAACTCCATAGAAGCCTGCCAAGGAGCGTACATTATTCCTCCCGATCTATAACATCTTGAGGTAGTGTTAATAGTTCCCTATACGTAGCTATCTTAGCTTGGATCAAAGTCATTGGAGTACCTTGTGGGCAATCTTCTAACTTTGTCCTAAGCTTCTCTATACGATCTCTTATCTCATCGCACAGCATAGAGAATAGAACTGATTGTTTTAATTCCTTAGCCTGTTCTATTGTCATTGTGGGGGCGCTCCTAAGACTTCCTCTGCTATCTGGTCTTCAGATGCGCCTTCTTTCATTCGACGCATAATCATATTCTGTTGTTCAGAAGTAAGCCCACCTCCCGATGCGCTTGCACCAGGAGGCGCTTGGGGGACAAGAAGCTTCTGAGAGTCTTTGAATCCCATAAGCTCGGCAATACGTTTATTAATCTCCGCACGATTAATCGTTGGATCATTTACAGTTACTTCTTTAAATCTAAGTAATTGTCCAACCTGAGTCTCCTTGTTTACAGTTTCTGATAATCCCGTAGGTATAAAGTAAACCTTAGCCTGTATGTCTTCTGGTGTTATACGTACTGGTTTAGACTCTCCGTTTTCCCCAGTAACCTGTACCCACTCATCAGCAGACATAAACTGATTTAGATTGGAGAAAAAGAACATCGCTGTAGCCTGAATGAAGTCCGTTTCGAGTTTTCTAAGCACTGGACGAAATCGCATTCCAGCGGCCCCTTGAAGCAACTGTATGCCCATCGCCGTCCTGTGTTGATCCCCAACCTGATCAGAGGGCATGAGCTGTACGGTAGCTCCCGTGACTTCTCGAAAATCTGCCTTAGCTTTCTCCTCTTCAACGTATGAACTTTGGGTGACATCTGGAGTCTCCATCCAACGTATAGAATTCACAGTGTCTGACACCTTACGCCATAATCCAGGCGTAGACTGCTGGAGTTTCTTAACGTTTATAAGAGGGTCATTTCCATTATAGAAACCCTGTTTGTTCATTACTAGGTCTACGTTGTCTAAGCGTTGGTTAACTATTTTATTAACGCGCTCCTGACTTGCTAGACCTACTTTGCCGACTCCAACACCAAACCATGAAGGCTTTGCGTCTATGAAGAACTTCATTCTGACAAACGGTTCTTTTTGATGGTTGTATGGATTCGGAACGCATCTAATCTTAATTTTACGGTTAATAACCATGATCTGATAAGGAACTGCTTTGCGAGTAACCTGCTTCTCTTCCAACGTTATCTCATCATCAAACGGACCCCAGTACGTTAATAGCTCGTACACTTCTCCCTTGCGAGGTTGATAATGGCTAACTCCAGCAATCGTACTGTTTGTTATGTCAGATTTGATAGCTTCGTCCATATTCTCGAACTTAAAGAACGGATTCTCTACCATCGACTTAAACGTCTCAGCGTCCATAAACTGACGACGGATCAAAGGCTTGTTATCTCCAACCTCCAACTTATCTGGGTGCGGAAAGAGTTCGAACAAATCAACGTGTTTAAAATCAGGTCTTGATTCAATAATTGTGTAGTATCTCTTTCCTTCAGAATCCATCTGCCAACCGCGTTTAACTAACCATCCTCCAGCGTAGCAGTATCCAGTTCCGAATAACGTGTTCTGAGTAAGACTTGGAAAAGACTCGCTCTGTACTTCAGCGACACGAAATACGTGCTGAAGCAAATGTTTTATCTTAGATCCCTGTTCAGGATCAGAATCACCTTCGACTTGAACATCTATAGGAGCTTCATTCGAAAACAAAGCCGTAACGATTCTGGGAGTAAGAGTCTGCTCGCCTTCAAAGGTTAAGGGTACGTGTACGTTGTTAGACCAATCTAATTCTTTCTTAGGAGGTATGCCTATCCAGTTATCGTATATCTTCTCCATCTCTTTGAAATGATCAGCCCAGTGAGCCTCGTACCTTTCAAACTCGCTTACTACGTACTTTACTATCTTGCTATCTCTGTCTTCCATTATTCGTCCTGCCTTTCAACGAGTGTGTGGTACGCACTTTCTTTGACGCTGATTGTTTGCTTTGTGGGATACTTGACGTAGGTTCCTGTGTAGACAACTTCTTCTTCATCGTCGTTACCAGAGACATCGTAATACCTAGGACCAGAATTATATATATAGCGTAGGCAATCCATGAAGTCATCGTCACGTTTGTTCACCCTTTCCAACAGCGGGTTCTCGTCAGGGTTATGCTTCCTGTCGGCCCACATGTAGTGTTCGAATTCGTATATAGTCTTAACGCACGTGTTGAATATTTTGAGGCGGGGAACTTCAGTTTTAAGGAGAGCTGAGTACTGTGGACGCAATGCTTCCAACACTCGGTTGTAACCGAGGTCGAAGTCGTTGTTTGCTCGCTGACAGTATATGCCGTATTTAGCCAGTTCCTTTCTGAAGTTCATCCCGCCAAATAAGTTATTATCCTTATCCATTGCTGGATCGATGAATCGCTGGTGAGCGATCAGTTCCGCTTCGTTTGAATTAATCATATGACTCATCTGGACTGCGTCACCAGCGAAAGATAATTCATCGTATACATAATGGTTGTCATGCTCGTCTACACAGAGCCAAAGCACTGCTGTTGGTTTCCTCGGGTGAGGATCGATACACATGTATCGGGGCCAGTTGGGTTTTATTTTGAACGGTTCAATTACGTGGATACGAGGATCGAAGGAAGGATAGACCCGACCAATCAAGTGCATAAAGGCTCCGTGCATACGAGCCAACTTCTCATCCGAATTAAGCTTACTCTCGAACTCGTCTATGTTCTCTTGAGTGAGAGCGCCTAGTTTTCTTCCACTACTATCAATGCGTTTTAGGTTATCAGTCATATCCATAGTCACGACAAAAACTTTAGTCCCGTCATGTTTTTTAAAGATCTCGTCATAGATCCAAGGAGTTTTAAGTGGCGTGAGGGTAAGCCATATTCTTCCTCCTGAATCAACCATACCTCTAGCAGTTGAGATATACCTATCTCTTGGAGGAGGCTCGTCAAACCAAGCAATGTCACCTTTCCATCCTTCGTAGTTTTTAACTTCTTGTTCGCATGATAGGATATCGAAAGACGACCCGTTCTTAAGTGCCCATTTAACGTATATACCAATAGCGTTACGGGTTTTCTTGGCGACAATACTTTGGTCAAGCCACTCATCCAGGAAAGGGATGATAACGCCTCCAACGGCATTTGTGAAATCATTGGCTATGATCCTTCCCTTAACAGGACGGTTAAAACGCATGGACTGAGGATACCAATCAGGATAGCAACCAGTAATATGCCAGACAAACTCAAGCCCACCTGCGGTTGTCTTGCCACTACGGTTACCTCCAAATATTGCTCTAGTCCTCGCTAGACTCAGATGGAATGCTTCCTGCTTCGGATTCGGGCAGTACTGAGTCGCCTTTATTCTTTTTCTTAGGCTTGCCTCTTCTTTCAGGAGGCAGAGGTATCTTAATTGATCCTCTTGCTTCAGTGCCTTGAATTGATCCTCGGTCAGGTGCAAACGTTCCATCTCCCGCAAGAGCGCTAAGTCGTTTAAACTCATGCACCACATCCTCTGGCGTTTGGAACTGCATGTTGTATATCTGTGTTATATCAACACGCTGAGGCGGTTCTTTAAGCGCCTTTACTATATCTATCACGTGATCCAACGTATCCTGGGATAAGGGAGGGCGTAACTTGTCAACCCACTCTCTTAACCTCTTAGAAAGACGAAGGCGGATTTGACTAAGATTCTCGTTAGTCTCCTCCGCCATGTTCTTCTTTAATTTCTTAAGAGTCTCAGAAAATTCAACAGCGAACTTACCAGCAGTCACATCACCGTTTATCCAACGGTACAGAGTAGTAGTATTAATACCTACACTAACAGCTACGTCTTTTACCGTGTGACCATCCAACAATAGGTTAAGTGCAGTTAACTGCTTCTGATCTAGCATCCATTTCCCCCTATAAAAGAAAAAGGAAACCCATAAGAATATAGGTTTCCCAATTCGTCAATACAGAATATAACATATTAATCGACAAAATACAAATATATTTTAAAAATTAACCGTGCGGTAAGAAAAAATAGGATTCCGAGCTGACTTTTTCAAAATTTAACCGCGACAAATGGAAAAGGTG